CTTCGCTCAGAAAAGTAGTGCAGCAGGTTTTGCTGACACCACTGGTTCTGACTCGGCTCCGCGGCGATAAGCCGCGGTTTCGAGAAGGACTTCGGAACAGCCACCATTCTAGAGTAAGGCTCGTGAGAGCTAAACCCTTGATCATGGCGACATCTGTCTGCCCAAGCCGTAAGACTATGGAATCCACAGTCTGCGATTGGGTACTCGAGTTCCAGCGTGTCGCTCCAGCCAGTCCAATAGAACTTATTGGACGGGCCAGTGACTTCTGAAACAGCACCTGGGCCGTGTTTGTGCCTCCAATCGCTAGGATCGTAAGGTCCCAGCGTGGTGGCAAGGATGCTTGATATTTTATCAAGCGCCCCCAGACAGGCCGACAACCGGGCCCGCTTACGCGGATCCGGATCAGAAACTCGGGCTGCATAAATTGACGATTTACTGTAACCACAGTAGACCGCCTCCTCTGCGGCCGCAGAAGGGAGTAAACCCTCCTGTTGAGTTTCTGACTCCGCTGAACTCCAAAACCTCTCTGGTTCTGGCAGCGAATTATCAACTTCGAAAAAGTTAACCACTTCTAGGCTAACCTTTTCATCACTGCAAGGTACAGACGCTTTCTTGGCACCAAGTAAAACCTGGCGCAGGAGAAAAATTGCCTGGCTATCGCAGTCAGTCCGCAAACAACCGTCCTCGTGAAACACAAGTAAGTAGAGTCCCCGAAGAAACTTCGGAATCACTACTCTGCCTGAGTACCTCTTCATCAGAGGCAGCCCAGACAGTTCGTACTTGCCGTTATCTAAACACCTATCAAGGTGCTTACCCACGGCCGGGAGGTCTTCGAGAAAAACTCGAATTCCCCTCGACTTCACGAGGGCTAGGAGACGGTTGAGATCTCTCTCAAATTCCATCTCCAACGTAGGGTACGCTGACGCGCAATCTCTCATGAGACTCGCGTAAAAAGCGCTCAGTTCCTGAACATGGCATTTAGGCATACGCAAGATTCATTCTTGAGATGTGCCCCATGCTGTTCGGCAACACACCACCAAGATGGGATCATCGAAATACGCAGAGGCCCAACGAGGGCATCCGTATTACGATTCCCACTGCACCAAGCTGTTCAGAAAGGCATTCGACGTCAGGATCATCAGATCCGCGACGCCGTCTGCCAGTGTTACGACTGTGTCGCCGGGCTTGCGCTCGTCAACAAAGAAGAACTTCTGATAGAACTCGGGCACCGTATCCGTCGCGAGTGTGGTCTTCACAACTTCAAAGTTGTGCCGATCATACATCAGACCCGAAGCCGTTTTCACTTTCGTGTGACGGATTTTCGCGGTCCAAACGATGGTTGAGGTGCGCAGAGCGTACTCGGAAGAGTACGCATCCTGATTGATCTTCACAAGAGTGATGTCACCACCACTAATGGGAAGAACGAGTGTGTTACCAAGCATAGGAACTAGGACCTTTCGTTGACTAGGATCTAGGTGAGTTCTACCTAAAGGCGTGGAGCCTTTAGGATCGCCAATGACCCAAGTATGGACATCCGCCCCTTCGAAAGAAAGGGCAGGTGAGGTAGGGGAAACGGTAGCACGGGAAAGACTGGATGTCTATCCTTACGCTCCATGGCAACGCGCCAGCTACCCGAAAGGGTAGCCCACGTGGAGCCAACAGAGTGGTCAATCTCTACGTTATACTCGCCTTTAGAACGGCGCATGACGCAGATACGACCCCAGGTAAGTCCGAGAGCGTTGTTGGAAGCAGCGATTACATCGTTGACATTCCCACACCAATCGGCTAGCCAGGACCAGGGAGTTAACTCCCAGGCCGTGGCTAGAATCTCATGTGAAGTGAACCCGGCCGCGATTTGGCGGCTCAGCAATTCCAATTGCTGATCAGTCATGTCGGGATTTAGTTTGGGGCCAAAAATGGCATCCCAAAGTGGATCACTTTCGGTCAGGGCGAGTTTCCACTCGGCTGACCCCCACACCTCAGCGGTGTAGGTCACCTGAGACCAACCTTCGAGTCCGTAGTAAAAGGAGTGCAAGAATTTGCGCTGCCTTTCGGACTTCTTAAGGTACTTACCTAACGAGCAACGTTTCCTGATCGTTTTACCATCACGTAAGTTCCGGAGCTCTTTAAAGCGCTCATTAGCTGCTTTAATGAACCCGTACATCTTACGCAAATCTCCAATCAGAGGCTTAATGCCCCAGCGCCACGACAAGTGGCCTGAAGCAATGTGGTTAAGTATACGGGGAAAAGGATTCCCACGCATACCTGCAATGGCTTGACTGGCCGTTGCGGCTGCTTTCTTAACCCAGCCACCGGGGGAGCTAACTCCCTTCAGTGACCTGGCTAAGAAATCACCTCCACAAGCTCTGAGAAGAGCAGGGAACTCTTTCAACTCACCCATGAAACTAGGCACACTCACATGGGGTGTGCTAGGATTCGTTTGGGCAAGTATCTTCCAGGCAAAGTCATGGAGCTCACTAATAGTGTAGCCCGGAAACTCTGATCTGGGGTCCGGAGGCGCGGGTTGGTAGTCAACAGGGTAGTCTACAAATTCAAGTAGATAATTTCCTGGAGCCCACCAAGCTTCGAGCTTACCGGTTAGCGAAGGATAGAATTCGAAGACAAGTTTGTGCTCGAAAGGGTTTGCACCCTCTCGATTACCTACAATGTCATCGCAGACTTCCGTCGCACCTTCATACTTGTTGCCATGCGCGATAATGTAATTGGGATTCCAGCCTCGGTCCCATAGGGAGCCGAAATACTGGACTCGATTACCTCTCTCGCGGTGGCGAACTGTCATATGAAAGCGGT